CATGAGTGCGCGCTCGAACGACGAGAACGACAGGCGCCCCCCAGTATGGCAGTTCTCCGCCCTGCACCACTCCGTCCAACGGGTCTCGATCTCGTCGTTGACGCGCTTCGCCGCTTCGCCCCGTGTCGTCTTTACCTCGGCCTGCACGCCGATGCCCTGGCCGATAATGTTGTTGATGACCAGCGTTTTTGCCCGCTTCGCATAGCTCACGTCGCGGCAGAGCTTCCGCGACTGGGCGCGGAGCTGCGTCAGGCTCGAGACGAGCTGCGTGTCGGCGCTGGTGTCGGTCGCCAGGTTGTCGAGGCGCAGCCGGGATGGCCGGGCGGCCGCGTACATGCGCGTCTGCGGGCGACCGAGCAGCGTCGACCATGCGCGGGAGATCCGTGAGCGGAGCTTCGGTTTATGGCTGGCCATAGCGCACCTTGATGTCCCGGCCGAGGCCGGCCTGTGAGCCCTGCTCTTCGGTCCGAACCTCTGCCTTCAACTGATCGCGCAGCTGCATGAGCTCAGCGAGCGACCAGCGCGACAGGGTGCGGCCACCGATGCTGACCGAGGCCTGCGCCGTCGTGGCGTTACCCTCGAGGAACGCCTCGATCGCATCGAGCGTACGGCGCGCCCAGGAGCGGTGATCAACCTTCGCTTCGCCAGCCGGGTTCGTCTTGACGTCACACCAGCTCGCCTCGACCGTTTTCGACTCGCCGCCGTCGGTCACCCTGACCTGGACGTAATAGCTGCCGGCCTTCAGACCCGCCGTATTGCCGGCAGTTTCTGCGAAAACTTGCGACGTTCCGCTGGCACTCGCTGCAACCTCGAAGGATTGCGCCGCATTCTCGAAGTACGCGGTTGCATCCCAGGTCGGGGCCGGGAAATCGCCATAGTCGGCGGTCCATTTCCAGCTGTCGCCGGCGATGAGAACTTTCGGGATGTTCACCATTGCTTGACCCAGTTTCTCCGTGGTGCCGGCGGTCGCTTCGTCGTGGCTTTGTCCGCGGCGTGCTGTGCACGCACCGCGATCGGTGCCGCCCAGAGCGGCGGCTTGTTCCAGTTGATCGCTTCAGCCTTCAGGATGATGCATGCCGCGCGGTTGTACGTGTGCAGGTCGAAAGCCTCGTTCGCGGTCTTGCCTTCGCGCACCCAGCCCTTCGGTGTCCGGATTTCCGCCGTCACTTCCGAGAAGAACGCATCCGGCAGCCAGTCCGGCAGGTGCACGTAACCCGGCCCCGGTGTCGGCCTGGCGAGATCGCCGGCGACGCCGTCCTTGATCGAGTTGACGTTGAGCAACCACACCGGCACATCGCCGCGGCCTGCCTGGCGGTCCTTGCGGGCGCGCGCATCCGGCCACGTCTGATGCACGCGCGGCGCGTTCAGGTTGCCGACGCCCTTTACCAGCATGAAGCGCTTGCCGAGGCCTTTGGCCTTCATCACGCGCCAGAACTCGTAGGCCTTGTCGGTCACACCTTCCCGGCCGCCGGAGTCGCAGAGCGTCAGCAGCGGGCACAGCTCGAACCCGGACGCTGTCCGGTATCGTTTCTCGCAGACCTGGTCGATCAGGACGTGCCAGTCCTCGACGAACGCCGCCGGCTCGAGGCCGGCGTACTTGTCACCCTCAGGCCTTGCGCTCGCCGAGATCGTGAACCGGTCCACGATCCAGGACTCGAGGCCGACGCTCCAGGCCATCACCGTGACCACGAATCGGCTGAGCTGTACGTCGACGGCGGCGGTCAGAAACCGGCATTCGTCCGGCACCGCACCGCGCGGCAGATCCTCCACGCGCTTCACGAGATCCTCGGCGCTGCGCTTGCGGGTTGCCGCGATCGGCAGGTACGGTGCGCCCTGATCCGTGTTGACGGTGCGCTTCAGAGGGCTCTCGTCGCCGGTGCGTACATACGTCTGCACGGCCTGCAGGTACTCGTGCAGGATCGACGGCCAGGTCTGGTAGGCCGCGGCCACACCGCCGAGCCAGTAGCTCGCGATCTGCGTCTGCCGGCGCTCGCCCTCGACCTTCCCGTCGACCAGGCGTTCGCCCTCGTGCAACCAGACACCCCGGGCGTTGAGTTCGCTGCGGTCCTCGGGCTCGTGCAGGCCTCCGCAGTGCGGGCACACGACCTTCGCCCACCGGGCGGCCAGCGTCATCAGGTCCTGCTGGCCGATCCGCTCCGCGAGCTCGTCGAACTCCGGGATCGCGAAACAGTCGAGCCCGGGCTTGGCTTCAAAGGCCTCGCCGCAGTGCAGGCAGGGCCAGTACCAGCGTGCCCGCGTGCCGGTGTTGTAGATCGACAGGATCCCGCGCGCCGGCGGCGCTTCGTGCGGCGAACGCTGCAGCCAGTCGGCGTCGATCTGGTCTTCGCCGGGCGAGCTCTCGGCCAGGCACTTGCCGCGGCTCATGTACGTCTGTGTACGCTTGAAGGCGAGGCCCCACATTGGACCTTCGCCGTCGACGTTGTGTGCGTTCTCCGGCCGGTCGTAGTCGGTCAGGAACACATACTGCAGCGTCTTCGCCGAAAGCTGGCTCACCGCCGGCCAGCCGAGCTTCAGCGCCACGCCCGAGCGGAAGAACTTGTCGAACGTGTTGTCGTCCCGCGCCCGCGGACTCATCCTGGCCGCGAGCTCCGGGCTGTGCCGGAGCGCCCGGTCAAGATCCATGCGCGAGAAGTCGCGCGCCGCATCCTGGCTCATCTGCACGACCAGCATGTCGCCGGGCGAGCTCGTCACCACGTAGGTGATCCCGCCCAGGATCAGGCCCATGGTCTTGCCGGTACGGGCCGGGCCTACGAACACGATCCCCTGGTAGCGCCGGCTGCCGAGCAGGTCGAGCGGCTCGAGACAGTACGGCACCAGGTCCGGGCTCCACTCGCCCTTTTCCGTACGCAGGTAGCGCGCGGCAGCCTCGCTCGGCCGAATCCGTTGCCGCGGCCGAATCATCTCGGCCACCGACGACGCCACGGAGTCGCCGCTCTTGAACGGTGCGACCAGCACTACTTCGACTTACGCGAGGCCTTCTTCGGCCGCGACCAGATCCAGTCGCGGCCGTTACGCTTCGCCGCAACCTGTTTCCCGAGCCTCGCACGCGCCTTGCGCAGCGTCGGCTCATCGATACCGGCTCGCGTAGCGTCCTTCACTATCCGGGCCACCGGGCGCGGTCCTTTCGCCAGCGACTCGAGCAGAAACGCCGCCGCGTCCTCGAGCGAGCTCGAGGCCTTCGGCGGGCCCTCGGCCTCCTGGGCGGCAGCGGTGCCGGCAATCTCGTGGTACAGCTGCTCCCGTATGTTGTCGGTGTGCCGCTCCATGCGGTCCGCCTGCTTGTGCGACAGCCCGACGTCGCGCTCGATCGTGTCGACCAACGTATCGAGGCCGAGCACGAACAGCTTCGCGAGCTTGCCGATCGTCTGCTCGACCTCGAGCGCCGGCACGAGCTCACCACGCTCCTGCTGAACCTTGAGCTTGTCGAGTTCGCCCTGGTAGTAAGCGCGCCGCTGAAACGGCGACAGCGCGTCCGGATCGATGCCCGCCTCCGGTCCGGCAAGCCAGGCCCTCAGAACATCCTTGCCGCCGTACACCGCGTGCCCGTTCCTCTCGGCCTTCGCTGTCACGTTGGCGGCGAGAAGCCGTCGCCGCAGCGTCTCGCGCTCGGTGTTCAGGCAGCGCGCCCAGGCAGAGAGCGATGCCAGGATGTCGCCGTCTTCGATGCGGGAGACATTGCCGCCCCCGAACATGTCCTCGTTTTCGCCGTCACTGCACGGCATTACAATGGCACCCGCTTCAACTGGGTCGGCGGCTTGGGCTTCACCGACAACGTGATCGAGTTTGATTTGTTCGATTCCTTGCCGTTGATATCCGTAGCCGTGGCGTAACAGGCCTGCGCACTGGAGAGCTCCAGCGTGGTGGCAGCCGGCACTGGTGGCACCGAGGCCATCAGCACGGGCGTGACCCCGCAATAGATTTTGATGGTAGCGATGTCCGAGACCAGGAGCGGCGAGCCATCCGTGTACTGCGTCGGATTCACCCACGTAAGGCTGTAAACCGCCGCCTGCGCCGATACCGATACCAGGAGCAGCGCGACCATGATTATCCGGCAGGTCAGCATACCAATATTTCCTTACGAAACAGGCACTTAACTATTGTGCCGGTTTCCCTTTATGAAACAGCAACTTACATCCCAATTCGGCCCAACTGGTGAGGGGTCTTAGGGCCCGAAAAAGTCTCGCCAACCGCGCGCTTGCCGCC